TACAAAATAGAGCGAATAAGATCCTAGAAAAAGAAAACAGTGACCTTCGTTTAATTGTTGAGGCTTTTAAACAAGATTCTAAAGGTAATCGAAAGGATGAAATCACTCCTTATGTCATTCGAGATGAAGCTGAGTCGTTCTGGTATTATAGTGGTGGTGAAAGAGCGAAAGTAGAAGTTGCTACGATTATAGCATTTCAACAAATGATTAACTCTACAAATCCATATGGTGGTCTAGAATTTATATCGTTTGACGAAGTAACTGAAGGTCTTTCTAAAGAAGGTCTATTTGATATGGTAGAGGCTTTGGATTCAATGTTAAAATTCCCGGTATTAGTCACTACACATGTATTAGATGGATCTTATCTGGAGAAGTGCAAGGTATTAAGAATTCGAAAAGAAAATAGTGTAAGTAAAATAGTATGAGATATTACATTGGAATAGATAATGGAGTCACTGGTTCTATTGGTATAATAGCTGAAGATAGATCAGTGGTTAGCTTTTGGAAGACTCCTGTTGTTAAACAACAGGATTATACAAAAGCTAAGAAAAATATTACAAGGATCGATGGAGTGCTTTTGAAACAGAAACTTGAACTTTATCAGAAAGGAGAAGATATAGTTCCATTTGTTTTAGTAGAAAGACCAATGGTTAATCCAACGCGTTTTGTTGCGACTACATCTGCTTTAAGAGCATTAGAAGCTACATTAATAACACTTGAGATGTTAAATTTACCTTATCAATTCATAGATTCTAAAGAATGGCAAAAGGAACTCCTACCTAAAGGTATCAAAGGTTCTGAAGAGTTGAAGAAAGCATCTCATGATATAGGATGTAGGTTATTTCCTACATTAGACTCTAATTATCATACGGATTTTGATGGTTTGTTAATCGCTGAATATGCACGAAGAAAAAAATTGTAATCATGAAGAAGGAAAGTGTTATTCATTTGATCGATGATCAAATTAAAAGTAGTGTTGATTTGTTACAATATACAACAAAGACTTGTAATGATCTTTCAAAAGAAGAGAAAGACAAGATCATTTGGTTGCAAGCTAAATTAAACGATTGTCAAAGGTTAATTTTTGATTTAAAGAAAGGAGGATAAATATGGCATTAATTTATTATTGTGATAATGAATCGTGTGAAAAACATGGAGAAACAGTGCTTCCACATAAAATCTC